GTTTTGTATCTGGTGTTGGTACAGGAAACACGACTTATTATGCTATTGAATTAAATAGTGCTAATGAGTGGGAGGTTGGTATTGGTACAGTAACCGATGCTACACCTGATACTTTATCAAGAGATACGATTATATCTTCATCAAACAGTGATGCTGCAGTAAATTTTTCAGCAGGTACTAAAAATGTATTCTGTACATTACCAGCGAAGAAAACTATCTCTCCAGTTATGGATGCAACAACTTTTGTTGTAACCCATGCATCTACAATTTCTGAAGACCAAACTCTAGATTCAGGCGTATTAGCAGGACCAGTAACTATTACTGGAACACAAACAGTAACAGGAACATTGGTAATAATTTAATGAGTAAAATAGAAGTTAATCAAATATCATCACAATGCGGATCAACATTAACGATTGGTCAATCAGGTGACACAGTTACTTTAGCAAGTGGTGCTACTCAAACAGGTTTTGGTCGTACAGGAACAGTGAACTGGGATACTACAGCTAAAACGGCTGGTTTTACAGCAGTGTCTGGGAACGGGTATTTTGTAAACACAACTTCTGGTGCTATCACAGTTACACTTCCTGCAACACCTAGTGCTGGAGATATTGTAGCTTTACAAGATTATGCAGGAACATGGGCAGATAATAATGTTACTATTGCTAGAAATGGTTCTAACATCGGTGGAGCAGCACTAGATGCAATTTTATCAAGTTCCAATCAATCAATAACTTTAGTTTATGTGGATGGAACAAGAGGTTGGCAAACAGTTAATGATTCAACACAAAATATAGATGGTGCTACATATATAGCAGCAACAGGAGGAACAGTAACTACTTGTGGTAATTACAAAATTCATATTTTTACAGGTCCAGGAACTTTTACAGTTTGTTCAGTAGGTAATCCAATAGGTTCAGATACAGTAGATTATTTAGTAGTAGGCGGTGGAGGTGGAGGAGGAGGAAGGTGGCACTCAGGTGGAGGAGGAGCAGGAGGTTATAGAGAATCAAAAGCAACTGGAGCTCCGTGGACAGCAAGTCCTTTAGCAACTTCGACATCATTACCAGTTTCAGCAACAGCTTATCCAATTACAGTAGGAGCTGGTGGATCTGGTGGAGCATCTGGTGGTAATAATAATGGTACAGATGGTAATACTTCAATTTTTTCTACTATAACTGCTGCATTAGGTGGTCGTAGTGGAACTTATAATTCTACAGGAAATCCAGGAGGTTCTGGAGGAGGAGCTGGTGGAAATGGTGGAGCAGGTGGAACAGGAAATACTCCTCCTGTATCACCTCCTCAAGGAAATAATGGTGGAACTGGTGAAACGCCCAGCGGTGGTGGCGGCGGAGGTGGTGGTGGCGGAGCTGGCGCTGTAGGAAGTAATTTTGCTTCTACAAACGTTGGTGGAGATGGTGGAGCAGGAGTTTCAACTTCAATTTCAGGAAGTTCTGTAGGTTATGCTGGTGGTTCCGCAGGTAGTGGACCTAGTGGTGGAGGAACTGTTCCTTCTCCAGCTTGGGGATCAAAATCAGCAAATCCAGCAGGGGCAGGAGAAAATGCTAGAGCTAATTCAGGTTCTGGAGGAGGTACAACGGCTCAGAATTGTAGTCCAAATGCAGGTGGAAATGGCGGTTCAGGTGTAGTAATAATAAGGTATAAATATCAATAATTATGGCAAGTACAATTAAAGTAAATAATATTCAAAATCAATGCGGTGCTAACATCATCAATGAAAGCGCCAACACAATAACTATAGGTGCAAGTGGCGATACCATTACTCTTGCATGCGGTGCAAGTCAAACAGGATTCGGTAGAACAGGAACAGTAGACTGGGATACCACAGCTAAAACAGCATCATTCACAGCAGTAAGTGGTAATGGTTATTTTGTAAATACGACTTCAGGTGCAATAACTTTAACCTTACCATCTAGTCCAAGTGCTGGAGATATTGTTTCAATTTCAGATTATGCTGGAACTTTTGCTATTTATAATTTAACAGTTGCAAGAAATGGATCAAACATTAGAGGAAGTGCTGCAGATTTAGTTTTATTGGTTAATGATCAAACAGTAACTTTAATTTATGTAGATGGAACACAAGGTTGGAATGTAGTTCAAGAATCAAATAATAGTAGTAATTTTATTTCAGCCACAGGTGGAACTATAACAACTTCAGGTGATTTTAAAATTCATACATTTACAGGACCTGGTACTTTTACTGTATCTTGTGCTGGTAATTCATTAGGTTCAAATACAGTAGATTATTTAGTAGTAGCTGGTGGTGGAGCTGGAGCTGCAGTAACTGGTGGAGGTGGGGGAGCGGGAGGTTTTAGAACTAATTATCCAAGTCCAGCAGTAGCAGGTTTACCAGTTTCAGTCCAAGGTTATCCAATAACAGTTGGAGCTGGTGCTACAACAAATACAAATAATATACTTCAACAAGATCAAAGCGGATCTTCTTCAATTTTTTCAACTATCACTTCAGCAGGAGGTGGTGGAGGATCTACATTTAGTCTTCCATCTAATCCAAATCCAGGAGTTTCAGGAGGATCAGGTGGAGGTGGAGGAGGAAAAGATGCAAATCCAGTTGGAAATTTAGGAGGAACAGGAAATACACCACCAGTTAGTCCTCCGCAAGGAAATACAGGAGGAACTGGTTCAGCTTTTAATACCTACAACGCAGGTGGAGGAGGCGGTGGAGCAGGTGGAGTTGGTTCAAATGGTACTCCAGGTGATCCTGCTGCAGCAGGTCCAGGAGGAGTAGGTTTAGCAAATAGTATTTCAGGTTCATCAATATTTTATGCAGGTGGAGGTGGAGGTGGTTCAGGTCCAGCTCCTGGTACTCCAGTGCCTCCATCAACTGGAGGAAATGGTGGAGGAGGAGCTGGATCAAGTTCACCTACAACTCCTACAGGAACAGCAGGAACCACTAACACTGGAGGTGGAGGAGGTGGGGGAAGAGGAACTATAGCGGCTAATGGTTCTAATGGCGGTAGCGGAATCGTAATAATAAGGTATAAGTATCAATAGGTAAATTATGAGTGAAGTAAAAGTAAATAAAATTAGTCCAAGAACAAATTGTGGTACAACACAATTAGGGGATGCTGGAGATACAATCACTGTTACAGGTGATCTAAAATCGAATTCATTAAAATCAGCATCAGGTTCTACAATTACATTAGGACAATCAGGTGACACAATCCAATTAGGTTGTGGTGCAACTCAAACAGGTTTTGGTCGTACAGGTACAGTGGATTGGGATACGACTGCAAAAACAGCTTCATTTACAGCAGTGTCTGGGAATGGTTATTTTATAAATACTACAAGTGCTGCTATTACAATGACGCTACCTGCCTCACCAAGTGCTGGTGATATAGTATCTTTTAAAGATTACGCAGGTACATTTGCAACAAATAATTTAACTATTGGTAGAAATGGTTCTAATTTAGATGGTAATGCAGGAGATAAAGCAATTGATACAAATAATACAAGTATGTCTCTTGTATATGTTGATGCAACACAAGGTTGGAAATCAGTTGAAGAAGGAACAGGTTTTATTGGAGAAAATTTTATGGTAGCAAGTGGTGGAACAGAAACTACTTGTGGTGATTACAAAATTCATACTTTCACTGGTCCAGGATGCTTTAGTGTTAGTTCATTAGCAAGTACACCTACAAACAATGCAGTTGATTATTTAGTTGTTGCAGGTGGTGGTGGAACACAAGGATATGCTTCAGGTGGTGGAGGTGGTGGAGGTTTGAGATTTTCAGATTGTACATGGACTGCACCAGCTCCTGTTGCTCCAAGAGCAGGAACAGCTATAACAGTTACAGCAACAACCTTTCCAATTACAGTTGGTGGTGGAGGTGGTGCTGGAGCACAAGGTTCTACTTCAACTTTTTCAACAATATCATCAGCAGGTGGTGGTAAATCTGATGGAGGTGTACCAGCACCTACTTTCGTACCTGTTTCATCAGGTGGTTCTGGAGGCGGTGGTAAATCAGGAGCAACTGCAGGAAATGGAAATACACCTCCAGTAGCTCCTCCTCAAGGAAATAATGGTGGAAATGGTTTCACAGCACCTAATGGTAATGATCAAGGTGGTGGCGGTGGTGGAGCAGGAGCAGCAGGAATAGCTGGATCTTGTAATAACCCTGGTGAAGGTGGAAATGGTTTATTAGTTGCAATCAATGGATCTTGTACTACTTATGCAGGCGGTGGAGGAGCAGGAGGTACTAATGGACCTAATGCTGCTGGCGGAGCAGGTGGTGGCGGTACAGGTAAATCAGGACCAGGAGCAAGAACTCCAGGCACAGTAAATACTGGTGGTGGAGCTGGTGGAGGTCAAGACAATTCTGCAACTGGTGGTTCAGGAATAGTTATATTAAGGTATAAATATCAATAGTTGATTTAAAATTAAAAAACATATATAAGGAGAAACATTATGGCACATTTCGCAAAACTAGGAGCAAACGGAAAAGTTATTCAAGTATTAACACTTGATAACAAAGATATGCTCAACGCTGACGGAGTTGAAGACGAAGCAGTAGGTCAACAATATTTAGAACAACACAATAATTGGCCTGCACAAATGTGGATTCAAACTTCATACAATACAGCAGGCGGACAACATAAAAACGGTGGAACTGCATTTAGAGGAAACTATGCAGGTATAGGTTATACTTGGGATGAAGATGATCAAATCTTCTGGCCTAAAAAACCTTACGCTTCATGGGTAAAACATATTGCAACTGCATCTTGGAAATCTCCAATCGGTGATGCACCTGCTTTAACTCAAGAACAACAAGATCAAAATACAGCTGGAACTCACAGATGGGGTTACAACTGGAATGAAGAAACTCAAGCCTGGGATTTGACAAATAGTCTAGCATAATATATATCTGGTGGTGGTATGCAAAAGAAAGTTTTAACAGAGCAAGCTTTATACTTCGGTGATGTTTCAATGCCTAAAGGTTTTGAGATAGATCGAGATAAATTATCAGGCGACATTTTACAATCTACATTTACTGATTCAGAGTTTCCATTTTCAAGAACTTGGGACATGCTTAATACTTACATGAGAGATCATGTAAATTTAGAATATGGTTTCCAACTTGTTAATAAAAGAACTTGGGGTGATATGTACAAACCCAATCAACAGACAATTCCTTTACTCAATATTGATCCGGTCGATTTAAGAAACTCACCTGATTACACTTTACTCTATGGTGTAAAAACTAATAACTGTATGGTGCGAATTTTCTATGATGATAATAGAAGAAAAGGAAGAAGTTGGGATATAGAATTAAAAGATAATATGTTTATTATGTTTCCATCTACAAATATGTATTACATAAACAACAGACAGAAAGATTCTTTGAACTTTGTTCAAACTATAACTTATGAATACATATAATTTTATAGAAGAATATAAAATACCTTTATCTATATGTGATAAATTTATTGAATATCACAATGAAAATACAGAATATAAACATAAAGGTTTATCTTCATTTGGTTATAATCCAGAGATAAAAGAATCTATAGATGTACATTTTTACAATCATTCAAACAATAAAAATATTAAAAACTTCTTTGAAAGATTGGGTAAATCTGTAGGTCATTATACAGAAAAATATAATGTACATAAAGTTTATACCAATCCTTTACATATAATACAGCATTATAAAAAAGGAGGTGGTTATAAAAAATATCATTATGAAAGAGCATCTTTAGAAACATCTAAAAGACAATTAGCATACACTTTATATTGTAATACCCTTAAAAAGGGTGGCACTCATTTTTTATATCAAGACAAGACGATAGAAGCTGAAAAAGGTAAGCTAGCAATTTGGCCTAGTGATTTTACACATACCCATAAAAGTATAGTGTCTGACACAGAAGAGAAATTTATTGTAACAGGTTGGTTTGAAATCATATGAATGTAACTAATTATTATTGGTATTTTACATCAGCAATACCACCAAAACTATGTGATGACATTATTAAATATGGTTTATCACAAGCAGAAACTATGGCGAGAACTGGTGGTTATGGAGATAGAGAACTTACTAAACAAGAAATAAAAGATATGAAACGTAAACGAAATTCAGATTTAGTATGGCTCAATGATCCATGGATATATAAAGAATTGCACCCATACATTCATCAAGCAAATAGAGCTGCAGGTTGGAATTTTGAATGGGATAGATCAGAGTCTTGTCAGTTTACAAAATATAAACTCAATCAATATTATGATTGGCATTGTGATTCTTGGGATAAACCTTATGACAGAAAAGATGCTAATAATCCTGAACACGGTAAAATTAGAAAGCTTTCGATGACTTGTCAATTAACTGATGGGTCCGAATATGAAGGGGGTGAACTAGAGTTTGATTTTAGAAACTATGAACCCCATATGAGAGAAGAAGCTAAACATTTAAGGCAAGCAAAAGAAATACTTCCGAAAGGATCTATTATTGTGTTTCCTTCATTTGTATGGCATAGAGTTAAACCTGTAACGAAAGGAGTGCGATATTCATTAGTCATGTGGAATCTTGGATATCCGTTTAAATAATGCAAATAACAGAATATTTTAAAACACCAATATGGATTGAAGACAAACCAGAGTTTGTTAAATCCTTAAACAAAGCATCGAATCAATATATTAAAGATGCTAAAAAAAGAGAAAAAGAATTTATTAAAAAGCATGGTGACTTTGGAAGAAGTTATCATTCAACACCACTTACGATGGATAATAACTTTTTAGATTTTAGAAACTATGTAGGTCAAAAGTCTTGGGAGTTTTTAGATTGGTGTGGTTTTGATATGCAACAATATACAACTATGTTTAGTGAGTTATGGGTACAAGAGTTTGCTAAAAATGGTGGGGGTCATCATTCAGCTCATATTCATTGGAATCAACATGTATCAGGATTTTATTTTTTAAAATGCTCTGATAAAACTTCTTATCCAATATTTCATGAACCAAGAACAGGTGCACGAGCTACAAAATTAAAAATGAAACCTGGCAATGGTGTATTTCATGGAACTGAATTAGTACATTTTAAACCAAAGCCAGGCACACTTATAATCTTTCCAGGATACATGGAACATGAATATGCGGTCGACTTTGGTGTAGAACCATTTAGATTTATACATTGGAACATTCAAGCTGTACCGAAAGAGATGGCTAAAGATGTCGTTTAAGAAAAACAAATATACAATCATTAGAAAAGCAATAGATAAAGATCTAGCTGCATTTGTTGCAAACTATTTTGCTATGCAAAAACAAGTTTATGATACATGTAGAAAAGCTCGTTACATTTCTCCATATGAAACTTTACTCGGTTATTATGAAGGAGAGAATGAACAGATTCCAAATACATATTCTTGTTATTCCGATATAGCGATGGAAACATTATTATTAAAATGTCAGCCTGTTATGGAAAAAACAACAGGATTAAAATTATATCCTGCATATACTTATGCAAGAATCTATAAAAAAGGTGATGAACTTAAAAGACATAAAGATAGATTTAGTTGTGAAATATCAACTACCATGAATTTAGGTGGTGACGATTGGCCAATATATCTTGAGCCTGATTCTACAAAAGGTGGAGTCAAAGAAGGCATTGGATATGTATCTGATAATACTAAAGGTATTGAAGTTAATTTAAAACCAGGAGATATGTTAGTATACTCTGGTTGTGAATTAGAACATTGGCGAAAACCATTTAAAGGTAAGGAATGTATTCAAGTTTTCTTACATTATAACAATCGTAAAACGCCAGGCGCTAGAGATAATATGTTTGACAAGCGTCCTCATTTAGGTCTTCCATCCTGGTTTAAACGATGATATAACCTTATGATGGGTGCAACGGACACCACCACATACCACCCGTTGCATCCTTTATAAGGATTTATATTATGTTTTTTGG